TCCAATTGCTTGCCAAGGTCAACGTATTCCTCTTGCCCCTTCAACTCCCCTGCAATCACAATAGGGGTGCCAGCCGCCGCAAATTCGCGGGCGATGGACATCACATTTGCTTTGGAAAATGCCACGCATACTTGATCGGGGATAGCATCATAGATGCTCGCACCAGTAGCGTAACCCTCGCAAATGATCGTGCGTCCAAAATGAATGCCGAGCATCAAGCGCCCGCCCTTAGTGGTGGAGCCGCGCTGGAAACGCTTTTGTTTATCAGGATAAATTGCCTGTACGTTAATCATTTCCCCTTCACTATCATACATTGGCACAAGGAGATTTTCGCCTTCACGGCGGCAAATCCCAGGCTCTATGCCCTTTAATGCAAGATATGGGTTGTCTTCCGGTGCTGGTTCGGCGCGCTCCCATCTTGCTGCCGCCAAAGCAGCCGCTCAAGCCAATCCTGTTCCTCAAAACTATACCGCCGGTGTTCCATCTGGCCAACCTAATGCGCCTGTAAACCCCGCTGGAGCATTTACTCAGCCCTCTGGATATGGCCAGACAACATCAAATGTGCCAAGTCAGGTTAATCAACCTCCAACAATTACAAGTCCTGTAATTCCTACTGCTGAAGTTGGCCCAGTTGCTCCAACAACTAGCGTTCAAGCTGGTGTTGAAAATGGCAGTCCAGCAAAAGCGGTTCAATCTGTTATTGCTCAAGAGATTGATAAGACTTCTGGAATGTATCGTGATGCTCAAGGCAACATGGTTTATCCAGAAAAGATGAGTCCTGCCGCCAAAGCTGGTTATGAATCTTTTACGAAACAATATCCAGACCTTGCTAAGACACTAGAAGCCAAAGGACAGTTTGGTATTTTGGGCGCAGGTTCTGGCGACAATAATTTGTTTAATTCTTACGAATCAGACATGATGAAAAGACTTCGTAATGAAGTTAATCAAGGTGAAATGGTTGGGCCGTATACAAATTATGAAAAAAAAGTGAATCCTGCTATTAGAGCAATTCCTCCTGAATCTACACTTGGCAAAGACCTTGCTGAGTTAAGAACCAATCAGATTGGTGGGAAGTATGGGGAGCTTGGTACGCCTGCTTCTATTGGCGGGAAAAAAGGCGGGGTAATTCTTTGTCCCAATTCCGTTCCTAAAGAGATTAAAGCCGGTGGCCCTGCTTTGCTATTAATGTCCATGGCTGATGCCGCCAAAGCCGCTACAGAGGGCAATATGGCACCTAGTAAAGAGCTTGGCTTTGATTTGGCCACAGGCGCTGCTTTGGCCACATTACTTGGAGGCCCTGCGGCTGCAGTTGCAACAATGGCTCTTGGTTCTTCAGGATTAAATCCTAATGAAGAAAAAGAATTGGCTTATCGTAGAAAAGTTGGTGCCGGTCGTGGCATCGCCCCCCCATCCGCTTACATGAGGTAACTATGGCTGAGATTTCTCACTCCCAAATATATGAGCGCCTTGTAAAGGTGGAAGAAAAAGTCGATAGCATTGATAAAAATACCAAAGGATTGGTAGAGGCTATTGATGCTGCTCAGGGTGCTGTAAAGGTTTTGGGCTGGATCGCTTCTTTGGCCAAACCAATTCTTTGGTGTGCGGCTTTAATTACTGCGGTTGGCATTGCTTGGCAAAACTTTAAAACTCATTTTTAAGGAAATATTGTGGCCAAAGAATTTATTAAATCTACAAAGAAAGCAAAATAATGATTGACTGGGCTGAAGCGTTTATTGCGGCGGCCTTAGTTACTTGTTTTGTAATTTTTTGTAGTTACATAATTATTTGGGCCTTTCCGTGAGATGGCTGGTTGCACTTGTTTTAACTCTAGCGCTTCACTCTACCGGCAAAGACCTATGTAGTGTTCGTGAGTTTTACTCTATTGCATGGGGTGTGCATGACCCTACTGAAAAACATAAACAAATGGCTGAGTGGCTTACAAAAGGTCAGAACTTATGCAAAAGTACAGACTTTATTGTCATTTGGAACAATATGAGCGAGTGGGGCGGGACTTCAGATAGCCACCAATTAAGAGGAATGGTGATTCAAGGTTACAAAATAGCACTTGAGCGAGAGAATAAATGATACAGATGCACAAATGGTATCCGTTTGTGTATCCCAAAGAATACGATGTCAGGGCGATTGCCCATGAAAAGCGAGCTGAGAGATTAGAAGCCGAACAAAGAGAAGTAGAAAAGGCTGAAAAAGTTCGTGATGTTGTTGAAGCTTATGATCTTGAGTTGTACAACAAACGAGCAAGCCAACACACAATTGAACTTGAGATGTTCAATGACCGCAAACGATTTGATAAATATGCTTAGGAGTTTAAATGGACAATACCCCAGATGTCGCCAGTAAGCTGACGTATTCAGTAACCTTAATGGTCGCCGCAACACTTTGTTTATCCGTGTTGGGTATGGTTGCAGCTTTCTTGCTTGGCTTGTGGGCCAAAGAAGTAGATAACGCAGAAATTTTCTCCATGCTTCACCCTGCATTTCAAACCATTATTGGTGGCTTTATTGGTTTGTTGGCTGGCGTAAAGTTGGGCCAAGGCAACAAAGCTCATAACTGCAAACACTGTGGAGAATAACTATGCTTGATATTTTATCTGGTGGCTTGTTGGGTTCAATCTTTGGTGGCATTTTTAGGATGGCCCCTGAAGTCCTTAAATGGATGGACAAAAAGAACGAGCGTGAGCATGAACTGAACATGTTCAAGTTTCAATGCGACTTGGAGGCACAGCGTGGCCAACAGAAGTTAGCTGAGATTGGCGCACAACGTGAGGCCGCAGTAGATGTTGGCGTGATGGACGCCTTCAACAGCGCTATTCAACAGCAAGCAGAGATGGTCAAAGCTGCAGGTGGATGGGTAGCCAGCCTTTCAGCCTCTGTGCGCCCTGTAGTGACCTACTGGGTGATGTTTATTTGGTCATTCATTCATGTCTGGTTTGCATGGAATGCTTGGTTGGCCGGTGCGCCAGCTACTGAAGTGTTCAAGACAATGATGACACCAGACTTTTCTGCTTTGTTGTCAGGAACGATTAACTACTGGTTCCTCGACCGCACTTTGTCTAAGCGTGGGTTATGAACTTAGAACTGGCAGCATCACTTTGTCGCCAGTTTGAGGGGTTCCGGTCAAAGCCTTATTTGTGCCCTGCCGGAATTCCCACGATTGGTTATGGCTCAACCTACTATTCCAATGGCCAAAAAGTTACCTTAAACGACCACCCAATGAGTCAGGAAGACGCTAATGCCCTACTGATGGCTGAGTTGCAACATACTTATTTACCAGGGGTCCTGCGAAACTGTCCGATTCTTGCAACAGATGAGCGCAAATGTAATGCTGTAGTAGATTTCTGCTATAACCTCGGCACCGGTCGGCTCCAGACCTCAACTTTGAAGCGAAAAATCAATGCTCAGGACTGGAAAGGGGCCAAAGAAGAGTTAAAGAAATGGAATAAGGGTGGCGGCAAAGTGCTTGCTGGTCTAGATAAACGCAGAAAAGCCGAATGTAACCTCATGTAAAAATCATGCCAAATATTCCAACACCGGAACACGCAGAATTATTTGCACAAAGCGTTAAGAAATGGCAACAGGTGTTGAGCCTTGGTGATTGGCGCATAGAAAAGGGGACTAAACCGGCAAAGGCTGCGATGGCTTCTGTTGAATTTAGTCCTTCAGCAAGACTTGCTGTGTACCGGTTAGGTGATTTTGGTGCTGAAAAGATAACGGAAGATTCATTGGACAAGACTGCTTTGCATGAATTACTTCATGTTTTATTGCACGACCTAATGATGGCGGCCACAGACCCCAAATCCTCTGATGAAGATATTGAAATGCAAGAGCATAGAATTATTAATCTTTTGGAAAATTTGTTGACTAAGGATTGCAATGGGCGCACATAACGAAACTTGTTCCGATGTTGAGTTTATTAAGCTGTGGGGTGAATTTCAATCAGCCGCCAAGATTGCACAGCATCTTAATATTGCAACCAGAGCGGTATTCTTGCGTAGACGTTGGATTGAAGAACACTACAAAATCAAATTAGGTGCTTCTGATTTCCGTGGGGCCAAGTATGACGCTGCAAGGCCCAAATCCTTTTCACCACTCAAACAAGTTGACCTTGGCATCTTAGATGGCACGGTCATTGTTTTTTCTGACGCTCACTTTATACCTGGTCAACGTTCAACAGCCTTTAAAGGGCTTCTATGGGCTATACAAGAGTTCAAACCAAAGGCGGTGATATGTAACGGCGATGCATTTGATGGAGCCTCTATCAGCCGCCATGATGTAACCGACCAACCTCAGACTTCTGTTATCCAAGAGCTAAAAGCTTGTCAGGGTGCATTAGGTGAAATTGAGGAGGCCGCCAAAGCTGCTCGGCACAATGTAAAGCTGGTGTTTACATGGGGAAATCAGAAGCACCTAATTTGATTTTGTAGTGTTCTTCAATCCAACGTCTACGCAAGAATACCGCTCTGGTTGCAA